CACCACCAGTAATTCCCCTCGTGCCACCCCACGCGATGCCAGCAGCCGCAAGAGATATTGTTTTAAACTCACTGTTAATATATTGATACAGTGCTGAATTTGTACTATCCCACCAAATATCTCCTTCACTCGGAGATGATGGTTCTGTACCACTTGCAGTATATCCTTGCTCAATGGCGTTTCCTCTAACCGTAAGCTTGTTAGGAAAGTCAACCGCTGAACCTTTGTTACCAATTGTGTTTACTTTTAACGTACTCATTTTTCTCTCCTAAGAAGCATTGCCTGATGCTGCGTTACAATCAAAACTTTCACCAACTAGGTTGCCAAAATCGGTAGCATTACCAGTGCTTGCAATCGTAACATATTCAATTGTGTCAACGGTAGATCCCTCATAACCTCCTGCGACAGTAGCCCTATCTGCATTACAACAAGCTGTTGGTCCTTGCCTCGCAGCCGTCAGATCACCAAAATCGGTAGCATTACCTGCGGTCGCTACTGTTATATAATCAATGATATTTGAATTAGCTCCGCTTGCTTGACCGCCAAAAAAAAGACCATAAGTAACATTTGCTGCTCCACAAAAATTATATCGCACCCCAGTTAAATCACCAAAATCTGAACTATTAGATGAACTATCAAAAGTAATTTTTTCAATTGTGTTTACGTTAGAGCTAGCAGAAGTTGTCGTTGTACCACCTGCTACAACAAAAGTAGTTCCATCTGATAAACCTGCACTATCACCTCTAGCAGTAGTGAAGTCATATCCAAAATCTGTGCAATTTGCGGCTGTTGCTATTGTAAGTTTATCAATATGTGAAGGGGAAAAATAAAATCCACTATTAGCATATCGACTAAAATTTATTAATCCAAGAGTACCATTAGAACCTGCTGCTATAGTAATAATACCATAAGTCATGTCACCGAAATCAGCCGCGCTTCCAGTGGTTGCAAATGTAATGTAATTTAAATCTTTTGTAGAGTTATAAGATACTGAATAAACCCCACGCGATTTATTGGAAATACCACCATTTTGATAACCCCTTTGAGCAATCAATAAATCACCGAAGTCAGCCGCGTTCCCTGTTGTTGGAATTGCATAATAATCTAAACGGCTTGCCGCTAAACTAGCACTATAACCTCCATGATGTACTGCCCTATCACCTCCGTTAACCAATTGTGCTGCAAAAGAAACGGTTTTAAATTCCGAATTTATATAATGTTTTAAAACGTCATTTCCTGTGTCGTACCAAAAATCACCATTAGATGGAGAGCTTGGTTCTGTGCCTGATGAAGTATAAGTTCTTTCAATTGCATTTCCGCGCACTGTCAATTTATTTGGAAAATCAACTGCACCGCCTTCATTATCAATCGTATTAACCTTAATTGTACTCATGAAGCTGCTCCTGATGATGCACTTAGATGCCATACTGTCGCAAGTAAATCTCCAAAATCTGTTCCATTACCTGTTGTTTGGATAGTTACATACTCAATAGAGTTGGTTTTTGCATAACTTGCATTTTCTCCACCACCAAAAATAGCCCTAGTACCGTTGGATGTTCCTGTTGTCATTTGACGCGCTTCATTAAGATCACCGAAATCCGTAGCATTAGCAGTGGTTTGTGTAACGACATAATCAATCGTATTTACCGCAGCACCACTACTGTTATCTCCACCTGCAAACAAAGCATATGTTGTATCACTAGCACTTCCCCTGCCCTTATTTGATGAGCTTGCATCTCCAAAATCTGTTGCATTACCAGTTGAAGCAATCGTTATGTAATCCATTACATTGCTTCTGCTCCCAGTATCACCTGTGGCAAATATTCCTCTTGTGGCATCATTAGCACCTGCAAGTAATGATCTTGCAACCGTAAGATCGCCAAAATCCGTAGCATTGCCAGTAGATGAAATTGTAACATAACTTATTACATTTGTAACACTTCCACTATTTCCACCTCCAAATACTCCATAAGTACCATCGGATACTGCCGCCAATCCCCAAGTACCAACACCTAAATCACCAAAATCTTGAGCGTTGCTAGTAGTTGAAACAGTTATATAATCAATTGATGCTAAAACAGCGAATGATGCATTATAACTACCTGCAAATAAACCTCTAGAAGAATTAGAACAGCCAGAATTAAAATAAGCTCTTGCATCAGTTAGATCGCCAAAGTCAACTGCGTTACCTGTTGACGTTATATCAACATATTGCATTACATTTTGAATTGCACTAGCTTCACCACCTGCAAATACACCTCTATCACCGCCCCAACCGAATGCAGGTGCAGCATTTACATGAGTAAGCTGCTTAAATTCACCATTGATATAAGTGTAATATTTGTCGTTTGCAGTATCAAACCATACATCACCATTTGCAGGTGAACTTGGTTCAGTACCGCTTGCCGTGTATGCAAAACCTGCAAGACCGCTATCCGACCCACCGCTATTCAACCCATAGGTAAAATTAGGTGCTCCCGACCCTGCCCTGTTGGTTATCTTTTCAAATTCTGCATCACTCATTTTATTTTCCTAAGAAGCTGCTCCAGAACAACTCGCACCGCCATAAAATTGTGTAGCTAAATCTCCAAAATCTTGAGCGTTTCCTGTTGTTGCAATTGTAATGTATTCAATTGAATTATCATTATTACCACCTGCCCAGATTGCCCTAGTCCCATTAGAACACCCCATCGTGTAATCTCTGGCTGCCAAAAAATTACCAAAATCAGTGGCATTTCCAGTAGTTTGAGTAGTGATATATTCTAATGTGTCATTACTACCATTGCGGCAATAAACTGTATATGTTGCATCACTTACTGCGGAAGGTCTGTTCATCGATGCTATTGAATCACCAAAATCAGTGGCATTACCAGTTGAAGCATATGTAACGTAATCAATTATATTTGAGGAAAATGGAGAGGCATCAAGCCACCCACCAATATAAACACCTCTGGTTGCATCACCTGCTGCGCCTACATGATACCTTGCTTGTGTTAAGTCTCCAAAATCAGTTGCGTTTCCTGTTGAAGCTACTGTGATGTAATCTATTACATTATTTTGAGCACCACTTACTACCCCACCTGCAAACAACCCATACGTACCATCACCATTGCCGCTTGCATATGTTCTAGCTGATGTTAGATCACCGAAATCTTGAGCATTTCCTAAAGTAGAAGTTGTAACGTATGCAATTCTGTTATCTGCGCTTGGTGTTGCACCACCTCCCCATACCCCACGTGAACCATTACTTAAAGCAGCAGGGTAAGAAACAACGGATGTTAAATCACCAAAATCTGCTGCATTACCTAATGTAGAAATAGCGCGATACTGAATTACATTACCTCTTGCGTGACCAGATTGAGGAAGGTGTCCACCGCCCCATAAAGCTCTTTCGCCACCCCAACCAAATGGAGGGATAGCATTGCTATGAGTTATCTGTTTAAACTCACCTGCCACATAATAATACAATTTATCGTTGGTGCTATCGTACCAGAGATCACCGTTTGCAGGGGAAGAAGGTTGTGTTCCTGATGAAGTGTATGCCTTACCAATTAAACCGCTATCTGATCCGCCAGAATTTAGACCGTATGTAAAACTTGGTGCGCCTGTACCTGCACGATCTGTAATTTTTCTTGTTGTAAATTCTGACATAATTTTCTCCTATGCAGCAGAACCTGATGCAGCCGCAGACCCATATCTTGCCTGTGTAAGATCACCAAAATCCGTTGAATTACCTGTTGTTTGAATAGTGACTTGTTCAATCGTGTTAGTCGGACTACTGACTGATCCAGTTGAACCTAAAGCAACGACAGCTTTTGTTCCATTTGCACTTGCTGAATGATGCCGTGACGCTGAAGTTAAATCACCAAAATCAACCGCATTTCCTGATGTTGTTCCTGTTGTCCAATACTGTATGACATTTGTAAGCGCATCGGGATAACCCCCAAAATAAACAGCCCTTGTTGTATCAGAACACAAACCGCCTGTTTGGTTATTACCTAACAAGTCCCCAAAATCTGCTGCATTGCCAGTTGTTTGAATTGTTATGTAGGAAATATCATCACGACCACTAGCAGCACCAGAAGTACCCCCTGCCCGAAAGCCATACGTTGAGTCACTAGTTGCTCTACCACCGTTTATACTAGCTACATCATCTCCAAAGTCAGTAGCGTTTCCTGTTGTTTCAATGGTAACATAATCTATCGTATTGGTACTTTCACCTGCCCATCTAATACCTCTACTTCCGTCTGAACACGCACCACCATTATAAGTAGTCGTTGTTAGATCGCCAAAGAAAGTTGAATTACCTGTTGTGGCTGTAGTCACATAAAGTAAATCATTACTTGCTGAACCTTTAAAACCTTGCGTAACAATCGCTCTTGTTCCGTTTGAAGTTGCCGCAGGGTAGTATGCGTTATGTGCCATATCTCCGAAATCAGTTGCATTCCCTGCACTAGAAATAGAAACGTAATCTATTACATTTGTAGTGTTTGCACCACCTGATGAGTCACCTGCAAAAAACAAGCCTCTTTCGCCAAACCATGCAGCTGGTGCAATACCAATTGTTTCCTTCCACTCACCTGCAATGTAAAGAAATATCTTTTCGTTTGTTGTATCCCACCAGATTGAACCGTTTTCTGGAGAACTTGGTTCACTAGAACTTGCGGTGTATTCTCCTAAGTTAAGCGTAGAAAGTGCAGCACCATTCATTGTTACGCCATTAGAGAAGTTTGGCTTTCCTGTACCTGCCGCGTCTACTACTGTATCAACTTTTATTTCTGACATTTCTTTCTCCTAAGAAGCGTTTCCTGATGTAGCTGCACCCTGTCTAGACGCGGTAGTTAAGTCACCATGATCAGTTGCATTTCCTAAGGTTTGTATGACCACACTTTGTATTGTATCTTGTGGACTTGCCGAACCATTACCACCAATAAAACAAAGATTAGTTCCATTTGATGCTGCACTGTATTTTTCAATATTTGATAACATATCCCCAAAATCCACTGAATTACTTAGTGTTTGCGTTGTGATATATTCAATTACATTTTGAGTGCCATTAGGATGTGCATTACCACCGCCAAATACAATTCTTGTAGCATCACTTCCACCTGCTAAATATGATCGTGGTGTAGTCATATCACCGAAATCGGTAGCATTCCCTGTCGTACCTGTCGTAATATAATCCATTGTGGAATCAGGATTATTACTTGTTGATCTTCCGCTTGCAATTACACCTCGCGTTGCATCATTACCACTAGCAAGGTGCGCTCTTTCAACTGTCATATCGCCAAAATCTTGTGAGTTTGCAGGGGTCTGTACTGTAACATATTGAATAACATTTGTTCTTGCAGATGCCGCCCAACCCCCTGCTACAAAAGCATATGTTCCATCACCAAATCCTGTTGCTGTCCATACTGGTTCTACTAAATCGCCAAAATCCGTAGCATTGCCAGTAGTAGAAGTGGTAATATAATCTATTTCATTTCTTGGAGAATTGATACCACCGAAACGCAAGGCTCTTGAACTGTCTGATGCTGCGGAACAATATCCATTTATAGTTGTAGTGTCTCCAAAATCACTCGCATTCCCAGATGAACTTATATCAAAATAATCTATATTATTTATATTACTAGAAGAATTATAACCTAAATAAGCAATTCCCCTACTGCCACCCCAAGAAATACCTGCCGCAACTCCAATAGTCTCCTTCCACTCACCTTCTGCATAGATAAAGGTTTTCTCATTCGCAGTATCCCACCACAAAGCACCATTATCAGGATTGCTAGGTTCTGAGGAACTGGCGGTATATTGATTTAGGTTAAGCGTAGACGTAGCTGCACCGTTTACAGTAACCCCATTTTGGAAATTGGGCTTACCAGTACCTGCTAAATTTACAACTGTATCTACTTTTAATTCACTCATTAGACTACAACGTATCTCGCTCCTGATGAAATCGTAAGTGTGACTCCATTTGCTACTGTTAATGGTCCTACTGACATTGCATTATCTGTTGCTGCAACCGTTGTATTAGAACTTAATGTTTGAGAATGAGAGCTTACAACATTCAACCCACCACCATCCGCTGTCCATGCGTAATCACTACCATTCCAACTAAGAATTTGCCCAGAAGAAGCACTACTTACATTAAGGTGTGCATCGACTTGAGAAGTTCCAAAAGTTGCAGGATTTGTATCTGGATTTATCAATAATTCTGTAGCTGAAACAGCCGTACCTGCTAATACTTCAATTGTATCAGGAGATAATCCAAGCGTTCCATTTGACTGCACATAATAACTTTGACCTGCGGTTAATCCGCTTTGTGCATCATCCGTAGACCCTGCGGTTTGTATTGTCGCTGTTGCACCGCTAGCATAAGCACCGTCTGAAATACCTACAAAGTTTTCTGATGTTAAAATTGATGATTGGCTTTGAGGGCTATAAACCACTCCTGTTCCATAACTTGAATTACCAATATCACGATAAGCTATTAAATTCTTACCACTTGCAACATCGTGAACAATGGCGTTGTAATAAGCCTGTGCACTTTCAAAAACCGTTGCTGTATCAAAGCTTATTGATGTTCCAGAAACTGTACCTGCAATGACTGTTCCATAGTCTGAATTACCTGCGTCTGAGTATGTAATTAATACTTTACCTGCAACTGGATCATATACAGACATACCGCTTTCTATAACAGCATCTTCAAATTCAACAGCCGATCCAAATGAAACAGTTGTACCCGATACAGTTCCTACTTTGGCATATCCATGAGTATTATTTCCTACGTCTGAATATGCAACTACTACTTTATTGTTAGCCGTGTCATATGCTAACGCATTAATACCAGTGTTTGCTGAATTATAAACAACAGGCGTTCCAAAGCTTATAGATGTTGAGCTAACTGTGCCAACCGCTATTGTACCATAATATCCATTTCCACCATCACGATAAGAAACTAAAACTCTGCCAACATCAGGATCATAAACTGTATCTTGAACCTGCGTGTTTGCGCTTTCAAATGTTGCCTCTGAACCAAAGGTGATTGACGATCCCGAAACCGTGCCTACAACAGCATTTCCTGAGCTAGTTCCTGTAGCATAAGTTATTACAACTTTCCCATTTGCACTATCAAAAGATGCTTTAACTCCTGTGCCTAATGTTGCACTTTTGAATACTGTCTCTGAGCCAAAGCTTACACTTGTACCCGAAACTGTGCCGACAATTGCTGTACCATAACTGCTATTTCCTGTATCTTTATAGACAATTACGACTTTATTAGCTGCCGTGTCATAAGCAATGCCTACTGAGCCTGTTGCACCACTATTAAAAGTAACAGGAGACCCGAATGAAACAGATGATCCACTTACCGTTCCAACAACTGCTTTACCAGTATTATCTCCTGCATCTGAATACGCTACAATAACTTTTGCACTGTCAGGATCATAAACAGCATCTAAATCAAAAGTCATACCACTTTCAAAAACTACGGCTGTACCGACTGCCGCTGCATTAGTTTTATAAACATTGCTCACCGTACCATCAGCATTGACAGCAACTAATGTTCCGTCAGATAATGCACCATCTGCCGTAGCTGTAAGGCTTCCCCCACCACCCCCTGTTGATTGTGCAACAAAGCTAAGATTTCCAGAACCATCAGTTTTAAGGACTTGATCTGCACTTCCGTCTGCCGTTGGGAAAGATAGCCCATCAAGAATTATTTTACCTGATCCGTTAGGCGTTATAGCAATATTGCCGTTACTTGCTGAGACAATAGACTGTCCGTTTACATCAAGCGAACCTCCTAACTGCGGAGTAGTATCAGCCGCTACACTTGCAATGCCGCCTGATGATTGATCTACGAAACTCAGATTTCCGCTACCATCTGTTTTTAAAACTTGGTTAGCTGATCCATCTGCTGTTGGGTGTGAAAGCCCATCAATAACAACCTTTCCTGATCCATTTGGCGTAATTGCAATGTTACCATTTGATGCAGAAATTATTGATTGTCCATTTACATCAAGCGAGCCTCCCAATTGAGGAGAAGTATCTTCAACAATATTATCAATTCCGCTAGTGTCACTGTCTGCAACCCAAGCATAATCTGAGCCATTCCAACCTAATAGCTGACCGCTAGATGCACCGCTTGTGTTCAAATGAGTATCTACATCACTGTTTCCATACGTTGACCCTTGTGGTGCGGTTTCTGCACCTGCGCCCATGCCGCTATGAGAGGAACAATAGTAGTAAAGTAAATCAGGAGCGTCTTGCTGTAATTGAACTTCAACATATGCTCCAGAACTACCTGCTGTTCCTGATGTTGTAATACCAGTTGTATATGCAGAGCCACCGCCATGAGTACCATCTGATGTTGTTGAGAATACTAATGGATGTCCACTTACCGAACTATCTGAAACGTCAAAGCGATATTTTACACCTTTCGGTATAAACATTGTTTGCTGTGAAGTGCCATCAATTACATATTTTCCACCTGATACTGTGACTGTAACCGATATACCCTGCACACTTGAGTCTTGTAATGTCCCATCTGTTTGAACATCTTTTGCAAAAGTCGCTAAATTTCTGTTTATACTCATGACCAAATCCTAAATAGCATATTGTTGAACTTGTATAATATCGCCAGTATTTGCACCGCTAACTAAGGTCACTGCCGACGCACTGATAGCATAATCAGTGGTTGGTAATAATAAGATGCCATTTAAATAAACGGCTGATTTGTTAATATTATAACTGCCAGAAAATGCAGTCTGTCCATTTGTTGCAGTAAACTCTGTTGTTGAATAGTTTGCAGATGCACCACCATATTCAACGACCTCTACTATATCGCCAGTTGAAGCACCAGAACCAAGAACAACTGATGTTCCATTTGTAGCCGTAAATGAACCTGCATCTAATTTAGCACCATTCATAAATACCAAAATATTACCTACTGTGTAATTTACACTGAATGAGGTTTGTCCTGATGTCGCTGTGAATGCTGTAAAATTATGCGCTGCCCCTGATAAAGTTAAATCAGCCGCACTTGGACTGATAAACACATAAGCTGAACCACCTAAATTTAAAAGTGATCCTGTTGAGCTACTACTAAGAGTTCTAGATAATGTTGTTCCGCTATGAGTATAAGTACCCTGCCCGATCTCCCAAGCTGTACCTTCCTCAATAACGTAACGGACGGTATCTCCATTAGAAATACCGCCACTAGCAAATGTTTGATAACCACTAGAAGCAGACCCAAGAGTAACTGTTCCTGTTCCTGTTGTTGAAGTAGCTACCTTGACCCGATCTGCAAATTTTACCATCTTTACTTGCTTTCGTCTTTTACATCATCTTCTTCGGTTTTTTTCTTTTTTTCTTTAAGTACAACCGAAAAATCTTTTTCAGCAATTTTTTTACCGTGTTCATCTGAAACGGCACTTAGATTATGATGAACCATTTAAAAAAACCTATGATGGGTCTGGAATGCCCACTGTAAAAGAAGCAAGGCTAAAAGTGTTACCAGAAGTTACTGATTGTGAGGCAGAAAGTGATCCGGTCACTAATAATCGACTGTTTGTTGTGTCAATTATTGCATAATGGGTTACAGTTCCTGTTCCAGTGATACTTCCATCTGTAATAGCTGCCGCAGTAACTTCACGACCACCGCCTGATCTATCCGCAGGTGCGGCAATAGAAAGTGATGTTGAATTACCTAGTGCATAAGTTGCGTTTGCCTGTGCAAAAGTTGTAGCCTCTTGAGAAGTAACCACAATTTTATTTGCTTCTGTGTCCAAAACGGTCAATCCGTTATCAAACACCCTGTCCGCTATAGTTGCCATAATTTAAATCTCCGTTTCAATTTGCATATGCACCTGCACTCTACATCATTTCTGCAAATAATAGAAGCCCTAAGATGGTTCTGTAGGATACGATGGATTTAGAGGATCAAAACTCTCTTGTGACGGCATATCGCGAAGTGCTTGACGATATGTTTGCCATTCTGTTTTTTTGCTATCTGAAAGAGGACTATCAATCATTTGCGTCCAATCAGATTTATCTAAGAGTTGGTTTCTATCTTCTCTAAAATCATCTAAATATTTTTCACCATAAATATTATTTATATCTGTTTCTGATAATGATTGAACAACTCCATCAACACATTTTGTAAGTTCATCTTCATAAGTATCAAATATCCAAAAATCATCTAAGGGAAAACTACTTAAATCAGGTTCGTTACTAGATTGTACTCTAAAAGCTAATAAACCATCCGCTTTGCTATAAATGCTTTTATTAATCATAACTATCTCTATGCCTTAAATGCAATTGCCGCGCCAAAAATATCCGCATAAATAGCACGGCTATTACTTAAACTTCTATATTGAAATGTAATTGAAGCATTACTTGATGAACCTGATACTACCATCAATGCTGTTGATGCAACTGCATTTGTCGCCAAACTGTTTTCTGGAACAGAGAATATTGGAGTTCCGCTTGGGTAAGTTCCAGTAGTAAAACTACTAAATGAAGTGCTAAAATTTACACTTGACGCATATAAAGCAAGTCTTTCACTATTAGCTGAAGAACTAGGAGTATTGTTATTTTTCTTAGCACCTACTGGTAATAAGATAACAGAACCAGAATCTACTGCGCCTAAAGAAAGCGTAAAACTATTCATCGATGAGCCTATTGGGTTATATATTGTATGCGAAGCATTATAAAAGGCGTTTGAAGTAATACCTGCAAGCTTATCAGCCGTAATAGTACCTGCATTTATGTTTGCACCATTAATCGTACCTGCATAAACATAACTTGCAACAATACTATCTGCTTCAATAGAGGCTTGCACAAAACCACTACCATTATGATGAAAATATTTGCCAGTAGAAGTATTAAACCACAAATCACCAGACGATCCGCTAGGCTGCGAACTTTGATAATAGACTGTAGACTTACTATTTAGCTGTGATGTTGTAGCATAACCTGATAATGCAGAACTACCTATAAACCCTGCATCATTATTCAAATCACTGGTGTTTAACGTAGGAATTTGACCGACTGATAAAGTATCTCTTATTGAAGCTGCACTGAATTCTGCCGTACCATTCTCTTGAATTCTCCAACCTGCACCGCTTGATCCTGTTACAAAATTAGAACTTTCAATCGTATCAGTAATTTGGAAAGCACCATTAGTTTCACCATAAGTAATACTTGTTACTGTTCCGCTTACATTAGCCTCAACTGTATAAGGAACAGTCCATTCTTTTTCTGAAAAACTTGTATTGCTTACTGTTGTTTGGCTATGAGACCATCCTGTTGGTGGTGTGCTAAATGCTTTATTAGATACACTAAATGTACCAGTATTATTTGTTGGCGCTGTAGGTGCAGAGGCTTGTAAGGTTGTATAATACAATATTCCAGAATACACGCTTGTATCTGTATCTGCACCGCCTGTTGAAGCATCAGTGGTTGCATTTGCAGTAATGGCGGTGCTTGCATTTCCTGAGAAATCAACTGCCTCAACCCAATAATAATATTGAGTATTTACTGCTAATGCTGTGTCTGTAAATTTATCTGCTAAAGCAAAAGCAATTGGATTTGCAGGTTTAGAATTAGATGTAGCACGATAAATATTATATCCTTTTAGATCATATAAAGCACCGCCCCCAACTTGCGTAGTTGGCGCAGTCCAATCTAAGGTTACAAGCTTTGCACCACCTGTTGCTGTCAGTGATGTTGCAGGTGATGGGGCTGTCGTATCTCCCCCAACTGTATGTGTTGTTGCAACAAATGAACCAGTATTTCCTCTTACTGATACCGCCCGAACCCTTACGTTATATTGCGCTCCACTTTCTAAAGGACCGATATTTGCAGCCGTATCTGTTGATGGAATTTCGGTTCTAAAATAATTACTATCGCTAGTTTTTTTCCATTCTATTTCATAATGACTGATCATTTCACTTGCAGCCGCAGTCCATGAAACTCTCGCTTGCGTTACAAATGAACCATCATTTTGAATATTACCAATATCTGTAACGGTAACATTTGACGGACTTAAACCTGCGCGAATATCTGTTAAAGTACTATCATTTGCTTTTAATTCTGCTTCCTCTGCCGACCATGAAAATGCTGCCGATGATGTTTCTCGTAAAGTCAAAGCGACTTTTAATTCACCACCAGAACTATCATTTCTTAATTTCCATCCAATAACTTCAAAATCTTTAGCACTCCATCCATATCTTGCATTTGTAATGCCTATGATGTCACCGACCTGTATTTCTAATGCTGATAAACTAAAATCAGCCGTAACAGTCATTTGTTCTCTTGATCTAAATAAGGTTAATTTTGCTAATCTTTGCGCCATAGAACTTGATGTGGTGAGAGGCAATCCAAAATCTAACGCATTTTCTACCCCTGCATCATCTGATATAAATGTTGCGCTTTTTATTTCGGGATAATCTGATCTTATATAATCTGCGTTACTATCATTAAACATTCCGCGAACTATATTGAAATTATCTCGCCTAGAATGTTTTGTAGAAATTGTTATATCGCTTCTAAAATCAGAAAGCGTTAATGTCTTGACAGGTGTGGAATATGCACCAACTACAAGCTGCCATTCGCCTTGCCCCCAATAAAGAGTACCTGCACAAGCAGCAACCATATCACCTAAAATATCTTTTGGTTGTCTATCTAGAGAAAGAACACCATTTATTTCATATCTTTTTTCGTTCCCACTACCGCTAAGAGAAACATTTTCATCACAAGTATTTGCAGCAGTAGAGAATACGGTGTCGTTGATAGCTGTGGCATTATTTAATCCATATTTTGATATTAGATAATCTCTTATACACAATGCTGCATTTGCAGAAAAAGACGTAGAAGAATTTCTAGGATCAAAAACCTTTTTACCTTGTACTAAAGCGGTGAATAATGGAACGCCTTGATGAAATACATCTTGGTTATATTTAAGTCTTACATAGATACAAGCGATGCCTTGACCACGGAAATTTGTATCATCGCCAGTTGAGCCATTTGCCCAACTAGGACCATTAGAAAGTGCGTTTAGTGTTGTATAAATATTTTGATTAGCTGCACCAGTAAATTTTTTAATTAAGATTGTTGAATTATTATCATTATCTTTCCATGTTGATGTTGTTACATTACCATCTGTATCAAGCGTAACAACTTCATCATTTATGTAAATATTACCAATTGAATTTACTTCATGACCTGCCAAACAAATAATTTGATGCAAATATTCATTAGTACTTCCATTTGACTCAAGATATGTTATTATGCCGCCTTTGCGAATTGTACCATATACAAGTTCCTGAGGTGCAGTAGCATTTCTTGTATTAGTCATAAGACCGCTACTTGATCCAAAAGCATCCATATCAAACTTTGGCATTAAGGATTTAGCTATCCAAGCAACAGCCGCGATGGTTGCAATACCTACAAAGAAAGCAACTGTTGTGCTTGCCATAATTCCAAGTTGTCCCAATATAGCAAAACCAACTTGTGTAGGAGATCGCGGAACTCTATCCCAATCATTCCAATATTTTACAGTAAAATCACCTAATTGATATTTCATGGATTAATCCAAGCATCTGTTATGTATTCTATCGGCATTGCATTCAGTCCATGATCAGAAACAAAGATTGCATCATTACCAACAGAAATTCCCATCGCTTTACCAATGACCCAATATCTGGCTTTATCCGTTAAAACCAAAGACCCCTTTGGCGGTACAAAACTAATTCTCTGCAATTTTTGATCAATTGCTTCTTCAATTGTTTTTGCATTAAATATTTTTCTAAGTTTATCTCTTTTGAACGGCTCACCATCTTTATGATACTTTGAAAGCCAATCATCAGCCCATCCCTTGCCATACATTTTTTTAAAAGCATTATTTGTAAAAGTTAAACAATCATGCTCAAACCATTGAAATGGCTTATTTTTTATTTCTGCAATATAATTATTTAACATATCTAAGTCAGGATGTTTCATCGCCTGTCTCCGTCTCACGACCCCAAGGAACTTGAACATCTTGTAATTTAGCTACCCATCGAAAAAAACTATCATTACTATTTGAATATCCTTCTGTTGCAATAACAGATGAATGACTTCCTTCTGTATATCTACGGATATTTGGACGCTCTAAAATTATTAATTTACTTTCAACAGAAAGTTTAATTGTAGATGTATCGCCTTTATCTGTGATTATCATTTGATCCATATAACCACTAAAAACTTCTACAACCTCAGAAACACCCCCAACGCCCCAATATATATTAACTTCCCTTCCCTGATATTCTTCAGTCAAGGCATATGTGAGAATGGTGCTATCAATCCCATTTAGAACAATATCTGTTCCTGTTGCTGATAGATCACTCGCTTCTGCTAAACCATCAATAGAAAGTAAATTACCTGACCCAATATAGGTTTCACTATTTATTGTTTTATCACCATATCCTGTCCAAAGAAAAAGTGTTGCTGTAGAAAATGCCATTTTAACCGCGTAAAACGGTTCAATCTCAGGATTTGCTAATGCTGAAACAATATTTGCATTTATAGATCGACTCATACAACCTCAACCGCTCCGAATGAAATTCCATAAGTACTTACATCATCTGCATTCCATGATGTTTCATTGCTATTAAGCCTAAATAGTCCAGATGCGCTTGTGAGGTCCGCTGAGACACTAGAACGTGTTTTCCTTAGTGCAGGGAATATTTCAAGGTTAGCTGCACTCCCTGTGCCTGTGAAGTCTGCTACGACCTTATGTAGGGTACTATCACTTCCCGTTCCAAGCTGAATATAATCACCTGCAAGTAATGTATTTCCATTAGCAACTGTTGCTGAAACAGTCCTATCACCTGCCGCACCACTTATTGTTGCAGCCGTAGCTGTACCTCTTGGGCTTGTTGCATCAGGATCATTTAATAAAAATGAGCCGTACCTACCGCGTAAACTTGCAAGAAAAGCAATCCATTGTTCTGCATTTGCTCTTTTCATTTTTGGCAATGTTATATCTGCTTCCCATCGCTCACCATTATAAGCATGAACTTGACCTGCAAAGGTAAATGGACTTTCAGAATAGGATACAGAATTTACCATTGTCCATGTAATTGACTTAATGCCTGTCGCTGTAGGTAATGCCAAAGGATAAGAAATAGCCATTATGCAAAAGCCCTTCCAAAATTACCGCCACGCCTTTTTGTGTCTGCCACTGCATTTTTAGCATTTGCAGCTATCTCTGGCATAAGTGATCGGATTTCATTTCTTACTGTCTGTTGTATACCTGTCGTAACATTGATGTTTTGAATAACTGTAGCACCACTGCTTCCACTCATTGCAGAACGTGTATTGTTGCTGTTCATAATAGAACCTGCTGAATTTGGAACAAAAATCTCAGGACCTCTTTCACCCACAACATACGCTTGTTTTCCGTGAACAGCACCACCAGAGGCTAGTTTTGGAATAAATGCACCTGATGCTGTACTAGAAAAAGCACTTGGAAAAATCATACTGAGTATTCTATTTACAACAAATAACTCAATTGCTTTTGCAATCATGGTTCTTACAAAACTTCTAAAAATATCTTTAAGTGACTCTAGGTTAAACTTACCACTCATAAACATATCAGTGAAAGCGTCTGACATTCCTTGTGCTAGTGAATGAACCGCTTGTAACTGCGCATCATACATAGGAGTAATTTCTTCAATTTCTTCGGTCAATTCATCATATTTTTCGCCAAGTTTTTCTAACTCAATACCTAATTGACCACTTACAACAATTACACCATCTTCAATGCCAGTATATCTTTCTGTTGCAAGCATTAACTTTTCTTCTTTGTTTGTTAAGCTTTCAACAAAACCTGCTGATCTTTTTAATGCAGGGAATTCTGCAATTCTTAACTTTGCTCTTTCTATTGCCGCTGCATTACCACTGGCTACTGCTTCATTAAGCTGCAATTGCATTCGTACTTGTTCTCTAAGAATTGCGTTTTTCTCAAGTTCCTCTCTAACATCTTGACCGATTGTTTTACCGCCTGTTGCTTTATTATCAGGAACACTAGCCAGTGCTTTCTCAATATCTGCTATAAGTTGTAACTGTTCTAGTTCTTCTTCTAAAGTTTTAATAAAGGCTTCTTGTCGATTTATAGCATCTCTAAAATTCTTTCTTGTGCGCCCTGCGGTAGTACTGTTTTCCGAATCGTCTTGTAATTTTTTCAGTTCTATTCGAGCTGCTTGCAATTCTGCAGTTACACCTGCAAGATCGTCTCCAAATTCCTCAAGAAAACCAATTGCAATAAGAAAAGCCCTTGTAGCACCAATCCCATCCCTAAATACTTCAACCAATTGAAGTGCAACTGGAATGAGTTCTTGTCCAATTTCTACAGATAAATCAAAAAATTCATCTTTTAATGCTTTTGTTTGGTTGGTAAAACTATCTGCGGTTCTTGCTGCATCACCTTGAGCATCGCCTAAACCTGCCGTAATAAGATTTAATCTTGCTTGTACTTTTTCTGCGTTTGTAACTTCTTTAGAACTTTTATTGATACCCATACGATAAAGTTCTTGTTGTAATGTTGCCTCTGTAATTACAACACCAAATCTTCTTACCGTTTCGTGATTACCAACTATCGCGCTTTGGAATGCTCTCATGGTATCAACATCACTTGCATTATTAAATGATGCTGTATCAACTGCTAATTTTGTTAATTCTACTGATAATTTTGCAGCTTCACCTCTAGCAAATCCCATTGGTACAAATGTATCTTGAACACTTGATGCCATTTCTTCTAATTTATGGGTGCTGCGCCCTACTGCATCTCCAAATACATCTAAATCTGCAACAACTTCATCTCTAAATTGACCAAAAACCACACTTGATTTGGCTTGCATTTCTTCAACATCACCTGCCATGTTGATTGCAGCCATTCCCATTTGACCAAGTTTTCTTACAACTATTGCACCAACAGCAACCCCAATGATGGGACCCATTCTTTTAAATGCTGCTGCTATACCTGCTGTTGATTTGCCTACATCACGCTCTACTTTTGCAAGCTGTCTTTTTAGATCGCCCATATCCGCTTCTATACGGACAAGTAATGTATCAACAGTTGTTGCCATTAATCAGGATACCTTTCCATCAAATCTTGAAGTTCATCTTTGTTAAGAGGTGACGGCTTACCTCCCGAATGAAAATCTGCAAAACCATTTAAGGCAGAATAAAATTCTATCATTGACATGTTCCAGAAATCATTTGGTCTCATTTGCATTTTGCCAAGTCCAATTTCCATATAATCACGCCAAGGAAATTCATCTAACCCTTTGCCGCCTTTTTTACGTTTCCCTCGTCATTCCCTCCACTTAGGGCTGTTCCGATAATTTCTCCTACAGCCTTCATAGCCTCTGCCAAACCTGCATCCCAAACTGCATTTTGTATATCTTTTGTTGAAACATCATTGCCACCACCCTTAATAATAGGATGTAAAATATTGACTATTTCAGTTGTGGTTAAATCACCGTCCGTTAAACGTCCTAAAATTCTGACAATGCCTGTATTACAAGCTGCCTCAATTCTAGCTATTCCGTCCATCGTCACTCTTGCTGTCCATGTCTGACTCCCCAGACTCAACTGCATTTCTCCGCGCTTTGGGTTTGTCACTCTTGACCTCCTCTGTTTCAATTTCAAAAACTTCGCCACGACCTGCCACATCTATGACAGATGTTACTTTAAATTCATTACCATTGGCTGTGATCACATCACCAACTTCAAATTTTGCTGCACATGGAATGGTGAACATGGTGCCGCGAGAATGGCCTAGAAGCATTGTCTCATTGAAATGTATTGTTACTTTTTCCCAAGCCATTCTCTAAACTCCTTAAACTGTTGCAAATGTAAATGCGCCAGAATTTTCTAGTGTTACAGAATATGTAACCTCACCATTATGTTCTCCACCGTATTCTAATGATGCAACCATAAATTCACCTGTGTATGTTCCAAAATCAGGTACAATTATTTGAAAGTTATGGAAATCACTTGCACCAAAAGCAGAACGTAATGTTGCCTCTGAAGCTGCATCCGTAAACACACCAGAACCACTTATTGACATTGATTGTACACCACCGTTTGCCAACAATGCTCTAATACCTGAGCTATCTTTTGATGTTACATCAACCGCCTCATCATTTAATGTAAGTGAGGTTGATCTCAAACCACCGATAGTTGTGTAGGTATCTGAACCTGATGCAGCCGTTGCATCTGCACCAATTTTTAATAATAGGGCTGAACCTTTTTGTGCCGCCATGTCTTTACTCCTTTAGCTGTCAAACACAACGACACGAAATCTCATAACCCCATGCCGCGTTAAATTATCATTCTCTACCAGTGTTGTCGAAAACTCTTGTCGAATATTCACCAGTGAAGCACCTGATACTGTTATATCAGTATTATGCAAGTTTTCATAGACCGATTGCATAATCTCTTTTATCTCGCGCAATCCACGATATTGAGACCATACGTGAATTGTTTGAGTGTGTTCAATACTATCTTTTGTTTTTGTTCCATTATTGGCTGTTGTTTCTTCACCAATAAGAACATAAGGATATGCTGTACTTTCATCTGCATTATCAAAAATTGAAACAGATGCACCAGAAAGTCCTGTTGTTGATCCATTCAATTTATTGAATATGGCTTGTTGAAGTGGAAATGAGTGTAAGGACATTATCGTTTTTTAGCCCTTATTGTTTTATACATTTGTTTGATTTTGCCTCTGTTTTCTTCTAAAGCAGGTTGTAGAAAAGGTCTTGCACCCATTTTACTTGTACCAAATTCTAAAGCTTCTGAATAATCTGCACGACTTTCTACACTTGCACCAAGTCCGTCACCATCAATAACTACATTAATATTGTTAACCAAAAATCCTGTATCGGTATTTGGTGGATTTCCCGCTGTTGATGCCGTGTGCTCTCTTCTAGGATTATATTTTTGATATATACGTCCTGAACTTTGATTTGATTGAATAGATTGAACAGCGGTGTTACGAACTAAATTACCACCTCTAGCAACAATTTCTTTAACTTGTTTAAGATATTGAGGTGGGATTTGTCTAAATGAAGATTTTCTTGTGATACTGGTACGAATTTTTGTCATGTTGGCACACCTGATCCTTCTTGTGCCGCAATCTGCATATATTTAAATTCATTATTTATATTTTTTATGCCTTTAATTGCAAAGGTTCTAGAAAATTGCTCTCCAAGTCTTGTATGATTTTGAACTAATCTATCTGCATGAGTTAAATCTCTACGATACCTAATCATAATTACGTGACTGGTTACTTCTCTCATTTGATCACCAAAAAGATTTTCTTTTGCATCTTTCGGCATTATCTGTGCAAAAATATCAGCTACTTTATTATAAACAACGGTTGATCCTCCACCACCATCGGGGGTTTTTGTATAGCGTTGTATCTGCAAATTTTGCCGCATTTTACCAATAGACATTAGCTAATCCCTGTTCGTAAAATATTGGTATAGGGATGAACTCCTAAACGCATAATCTTATATGGGGACAATAAGGTATTTAGGATGGTGGGCAACATGGGAGGAGCATTGCCGTCCTGTTCACCCCTATGCTCATAAGCAAATGTCATATACTGTAACATTGCTAATTTTATATCCGATGGAATATCACTTCTATTTGCGCCATAACCTGCGGTATAATTTATTTCTAAACCGTTCGCAGCCCTAAGATCAGTAGGAAATGTTCCTCCATCCCTAAGATAAACGCGTCCAAGATCAGAGACATTATCAACATAATAATTTGATGTAGCCCAAGTAGATTGTGTATCTGAGTCATTATAATAATTTATGCTTGTTACTGTTATTGCAGGAGAAGCCGCCAATTCAATGTAATTAGCATATGGTGCCGCAAGAACACCTGACCTCATGCCCTCGTATAATGGATTAAGTGTAGACGCCGAACTATCTAAAAACTGTTGTACTGTTCTGGTTATAAAAGAACGACCTGTATATTTTTCTGCCCAAAGTCTTGCAGCTTTTATAAAAGTAAGAACAGGTATATCATCTATATCATCATCAAGTCTTAGATGCTCTTTTGCCTCTTCAATGCTGATAGGCTCAATTGTTGGTTGTGTTGTTATCTTAATTCCACTCATAGCCTACCGCTTCCTATTTATTTTGTTGGTGCTTTACCACCTTCCCAAGCTTCATTGACATCAGGTGTGCTTGGATCATCACCTACCAATTGACCTTTTTCGTTTCTTGCACGTTTTGTTTCTGTCACTGGTGCATTGCCACCGATTTCATTTGCAATACCCATTTCCACAAAACTCTTAAAAACGCCCTCTTGCCATGCTTCGGAAGAATTATATTCTTTATTTTTTTCGTAAGTCATTGTTTGCGCTCCATCTTCTCGCGCAATACCAACACCGTTTTTTAACATCATTATTTTCATATTACATCCTTGTAATAAATGGGGAGCGTAAGCCCCCCATATAAGTTTTATGAAGTTGCGTGCTTAAGAGAAGTTAATGCTTCTGCAAGCACAACCTCACCACCAACTCTTCTTCTGGCAATATAACGAACATTACCTGTTGCTGCTTGGCTAAATGGGTCACGTAGAACAGAAAGCGCAACACGATCCACAATCATGTAACCTCTACGGAAATCTCCAAAGATTACTGATCTTGCTCCACTTGCTGCATCAGCAACATCAGCTGCTTCTACATATGGGTGACCAAGGATTGTGTTTGGCAAACCAGATTGACCTGAAAAGCCAGTTTGGAAAATATACGCACCTGCAGTATCTTTCAGCTTACGGATTATCCCAAGAGTAGCTCTGTTCATCATCATTGTAGCATTTCTTGCATACTCTGACTTTAAACCATGAACCATATCCATCAGATTATCTGTAGTAATTGCTGCTGATGCTGCACCTGTAGCTGTATGACCAACAGTTGTACCATTCATTAATCCAGTCGGCTTGTTTGTACCGTTACCAGTAATAAACGATTCACCTTCTGCTTTTGCAAATTGTTCTGCAAATTCAGTGTTCATTTCTGCTTCTAGATCAAATACACTATCTTCTAACAACTGTGAACTAATATCAACTAAAGCATAAAGCTCATGTGTTGGTATTGTATTCAATGTAGTTTGATAACCAGTTGTTTCTGATCGTGTGCCGCCTTCAGCAGTCCATGCCGCAGAAAATGTTGCTGATTTGCTTGGTACTTCAATTTCTTTGTTTGAAGTCGAGCGAACTCTTGCAACAGATCGTACTGGTGAAATTTCAGTTACAACTTTGATAAGTTCTTCAACATACTCGGCAGGTGCTAAATTACCTGCTGTTGCAGCTGTACCAACTGTCAAAGCCTTCTTTTCCATTTCATCAAGACCATCTTCACCTTTACGCATGAAGTGATCCCAAGCTTTTAAAGCAACATCAACGTCTTTAGCTTCCATAGCATTTGCAGGACGCTTCAACATTGTTTCAATTTCAGAAAGCTTTTCTTCCATGCCTTCTGCTGCTTTTTGCTGTTGAGTGATTGACTGATTGATTGTCTCAAACTTGTCCATTTCACCTTCAAGCTTTGCAAGCTTTTCTTCAACAAGTGGGTCTGCTTCCCCCTTGCTTTCAATTTCCGCTAAACGCTCGTCATTTACCTTTTTAAATTCTTCAAAGGCACTTGTCATTGCGTCTACGGCAGTTTTGACTTCTTCTGTCATTTTACTAACCTTCCATAGATTTAAGATTTAAGGATGTTTGTGAAGCGTAACATTGCTTCGAGAACTTCAGGCTGTTCTTCTTTTACAGCATCCCGCTGTTCAAGTGCCTTGGAAACTGCGCTTGCAGCCGCCTTTGCCTCAGTGCGAGATAGGCTACCTACATCCCGTAGAAGTTCTTCCCATTCTCTCACTGTGCGTTCTGCACCTTTTACCGACTCTACCCTTGCGCGAGGGTTCATTGGAAAAGTAACTGCAGAAATCTCCATTAGATCAACCGACTTAAGCATTCTACGCCTTCGTCGTTTGTCGTAATCATAACCTTTTTCGTCTACACGGTAACCAATTGATAAACCATCAATTGCTCCCATTTTCATCAATTCGTAAACTTCTCTACCTCTTTGAGTTCCCATTGCAAGACGACCTTTTACCTTAAGACCTTTATCGTCCTCTTTAAGCTCGTCAAACACACCAATTGGCTCATCTTGTTTATGCTGATATAAAAATTTTACTGATTTAGCACCCTTACGACCAATAGATCGTGCAAAAGCCCCCTCTAAAACAATATCATTTCCTAAATCTTTATTTCCAAAAATCGAGCCGTAACCAGTAAAAACGCCTTTTTCTTCTTCTTCGCCATATGTTTTAAGCTCAAAAGAAACATTTAAGGTACCATCCTCGAGTTTTTGTTCAGTTTGTTCTAAATCTTCAAACTGTTCTTCAATTACTTCGTCAGTCATTTTACTGCCCTCATATTGTGTGCTGCAAACCGCAAACCTCTGTTTATTGCTTGCAAATTCCGATACGACCTTATCATCTTGTAAACATCTACCCATAAAATCGTTTCTGCTTTCACCCAATCTAGGTTTTGGCAATGGCATAAGTAACCTCTTTTTGCAATTTAGCACACTTGTACAAGTTTTTGAACACTTTGTTAATCCCTAAAAATAACGTCCTCTTCTGCTATGTACAAAGTAACACATCTACAATTTATATTATTTATTGCACCACCACGCGGATCGTGGGTATGTGCCATTCTATATTCAATGCCTTTTGCCCTTACAATAAAGTCTTCATCATGCCCAACTTGTACGCCGTTCATTGCAGCATGATGGCTTCTTGTTCGTGCATCAGCTACAGAACTCCATTGTTTTCTAAAAGGCAAGGGAAGTTCATTTGTTACCTCGTGGGTTGCAAAAGATGCTGCGGCATGGGTTTCGGTTCTTGCAATTGTTGCTGCCCTTGATCTACCAATTGATCCAGACGTACGTTCTACAATTAATTTTGAAGTTTCGTCTACGCCCAAACCTTCTTTTTCTGCTCTTCTTATTGCACCTAATATAAGATTTCTTGTTGTTCTAGAAATAGAAACAACCTTTTCTGCACCGAAAAGTTGATAAAATTGATCTATTAAAACCTCAAACCGTGTTTCAAATTTATAACCATCAAAAACTCGCGCACCAAATTGATTAATAATATCTGTGTAATGTGCTCTTAATATTGAACCAGTTTCATTTTCTAAATCTGATGTATACGAAGAAATAGAACCACCATTTTCATGGCCATTTGCAGCCATTCTAGCTGTTTTTCTAAATAAACTAATAAATCTTCTAGTTAAACTACGTTCGTAACTTAAACGTATCCTATTTACCTCTGCAACTTCTTTTGCAAGATTTATTCTTCGTCTACCAGATTTTATATATACAGGAAAACCCATAGCCCCTTATAACATAGTATTTTTTTCTCGTCTAACATACTTTTTGTAAATATTGTATTGACAAACATATGTAGATTTGATAGTTTAGACTTATCAAAAAGAGAGGTTCTAAAATGTTAAGTAGAAAATATGTTGTTAAAACACAAGCACTAGAAAATTATGGTTCACATTGTGAGTCTGGTAAATATTCAGACGGAAATCACCAATGGAAAGTTAAATTTGGTGATGATTACATTGTATCTGACTTAAACAGTCCTGCAGATGCATGGGCATTTGTTGCAGCCATTTCTATCACCAATACCATTGATTACAAAGAGTTCCCAACCACAGTTATTACATATGACGAGTGGCTTGCCGAACTTGATAACCTAGAATGCAAACAATACTGCGATCATATTCTAGAATCAGCAATCAAAGTATCTCCAAACGATATATTGAAAAAGGAGGCAGCGTAATGTTAGATTTATTCAATACACATCTAAGGCGTATGTCGTTTTCTACTGCATGGCAAATTGTTAAAGAGCGATCACATAATCAACCAAAATATCAGAATATTTTAGAAGGGATGTATTCTATTAAAGATGAATACGATCGTGAATTTTATAGTCATTTTGATGCAAAGGATATGGTTCTATACTGTATCAAAAACCAAAGACCGTTAACAGCCTACAATATTGTTTACAAAGAACTTGCAGATTTATTCAATTCTTTTGAAAGCAATTTAGATAGGGTTGATAATTATAAAAAAAGCAGACGATTAAGAAGGCTTTTAAAAAGAAGCCACCTTGTTGAATAGGTGGCTTAGTTTTCATAAAATGGAGCGTATTATGAATTTTATTACTTTTATCACAAATTTTACTTTAATACTAGCATTTACAATACTTGTTTTTTACATGCCTGCTCTTATTGCATATTTTGGTGGCATTCTAAATTAAACTGGTATACTATTCGGCTGCGATTTGTATTGTCTTTTTAGCATTACTTTTTAAAGGGTGACCAGAAGGCAATAAATCAAGGTCGAATTTTCCACTTCTAAATCTTCCTCGGCGTACAGCGAATAAAAATGCGTTTACTCTAGCATATGCCCATTGATCAGAATTACTTACACTTGGCCTTACAGAAGATGGATTTGTATTGTAAGCACCTACACCTCTACGAAATACGGCTTCTAACATTCTTTGAGTAACACGTTTACCTTTTTTATCACCATGTTTTTCGTTGTGATCTTTGACCTTATTAGCCAAACCTTTTTTTACAGACTCTGAAATTGGTGCTTTTGTTTCAATATATGCTGCTGTGATATGTTCTTCTAATTCAAATTGTTTATCACGGGCTTTGTCTAATTCAGCTGTTTTTCGTCTTGCCCACGACTGACCTTCATCACCGCCCCAGAGCAACCATGCTATCAAACCTGCACTTGGATAACCTTTTTCGCCTCGATTAAAACCTTCAGCCTGTTTATCTACCTCATGTCTAGAAAAAAATGAGTGCATACGTCTTACACTTCTTGGACTCAACCGTTCACGATTTTTAAGACTACTGGCTCTTTGAACGCCAACCATTGTACCACCGCGATTGAATTTTTTACGAAGTTCTAAACCTCTGGTTGCATTTATAGCCATTGCCGAAGTTGGTCTTGTATCTACATCACTTTCTGATTTTTCTTCGTAATCCTCGTCCTCGTCTTTGCGCTTTGGCTTTTTTCGTTTTGGTTTTTTTCTTTTATCATCCTCATCATCGTCATCGTCATAATATTTCAAAACATCACCAGTTGCATCTTCATAATCTTCATGGGTGCGACATGGCATAAAAATGGTTTGACCATCAGATGTATGACTGTGTGTACCAACACATCCTATTTCTTTTGCCCTTTCTTCGGCTTCTTCTTCGGTTGTGTAGACGTCTTTGCGGATTTCTCTTTTTTCTTCACCGTAGGCTTCTTTCCCAGCAACCTCTGGATCAACCCCTTTATCTTCTGCAACATCTGGTCCTCCTAACGGAAATAAATTTGCAGCAATATATACTTCATCACCGCCTGTTATAGGTTCGAGACCTAATCGCTCTCTAGCCTCATTTCTACTTATAATACCTTCACGAACAGCAGCAGTAACATTTTCATAAATTCTTCTACGTCTTTCTGTAATTGCAGGTACACTTTCAAAATCATATTGAATGGTAATATCATTACCAAAACTTGGTGCTAACCATTCATTAAGATCACTTATTATTCTATTAGCGAGTGGAATAATAGTTTCTTCATACAACGCAAGTCTTGCCTCTTGAACATTGGCATATGTTTGACTGTCAGGTATTCCAATTAACTGTGACGGAACACCAAAACATAAAGCAATGTCTTTTGCTGCCATGTGTTTGTTCTGTAAAAAATCCATATCTTTAGGTGACATTGCCATTTCTTTCCAATCAAAATCACCTTCTAAAAGAACTGGTCTACCTGCATTTTTTGTACCAACAAATCTTTGTTCTAAATCTTTTGATATTTGCTCTCTTTGACCATCCGAAAGCATGGTTGTATTACCCATATCATCTTTTGGTTTGAAAACTATTGCACCAGACGGTCTTGCACCATTTACCAATAAACCAATGTTGTGTTTTGCTATCATGTTGTGTTGGTCTAAATCTACTGCTGCTGCCATAAGTGGAGAACATCCTAGATAATCGTCGAGCGGATTAAACAATTTGAAATGTTTCACCTCTGATTGTCCAGATACTGGATCGGCCTCATATCGTGCCGCAACCTGCCCATTTAACTTATATTTGTATGCCTTAGGGATTGATGTTTCACTCGGCTCTACTTCCATACGATCAGGACGTAAGAGGTACATTTCTGTTGGTACTTGGTTTACCGCACTTGCAAGAGCATAACTATTACCAGAAAGTAAAAGATAAGCGTAAAGCGATTGGAAATATTCAACACCTGCCTGAGTTGGGTTTGGTCTTTTTAACAAATCAATTAAAGGATGATTATCAAGTTCAATATCACCTTGAAAAATTTTCATAGGTACTGACGCTGCACCATTTGCAATTTCATTAACACATCTATAAACTATTGCATTTTCTTGATAACCTTCTTTAGCATAATCTTTATATCCATCCCTGCGATTATGGGAGTAAAGCGTATGCCCTGCCATGTAAACTTTTGGAGCTTCTTTAGTTTCAATATTATTTACAAACAAATTTTTGATATTATCAACGATGCCCATTAACTTATTCTCCAAACTGGTGAACCGCTTACTTGCGATAGTTCTGTAATAGCCCACACTAAGGCATCTAATCTATCAGGCGATATATTTCCAGAACCATTATAAAAAATCATTTGTTCTTCCAGTTCTGAAAATTTACCTGCATGAAATACTTGCTCACTTTCATATAACGCCGCTACTGGTTCTGCACGCAGCATTTTTCCCCTTGTTGCTCTTACAGACCTAAACGAAACATTCCTATCTGTATTTCTTAACAGATTTTCCACCAAATCGCCACCATTGTTTACTTCTGCAATAATTCTGTCTGCCTGATATTCGTGATATTTTAAAATTGCTCTACGAATCCACTGATCAGGCGATCCTCGCAAACTACAATCTTCAAGTATATAATACCTATTTTTGTTTGCCCTACCTGCTACAACAATACCTGTTTCATCGGATGTGGCTTTACCAGTTACTGCAGGATCAATTGCAATAACAATTCTTTCTAATTCTGGAACTTTGTCTTTGTCTATTCTGCATTTTTGTATATCGTCTGAATTCCAAAGGGCACCTTCCACCTCTCGCATGTAATCACCAAGCCAAATATGATTATATTTGATCGGATTTTGACCACGTATCCTATCTGCCATTTCTTTTGTTGCTTCGGTTACAAACGGATTATCCATATAATTTACATGAACCAATACAGCATTCGAATTATCTTTGAAAAGTTGCTCTACAGGATCATCTGCTTTGTTTGGATTCCAGCTACACCAGATTTCTGATCCTGTTTTTCGTAATGTTGGATCAAGCAATTCTAACGATCTTGTCGACAACGATTGTGCTTCTTCTATCCAAGCTACATCAAAACCTTCTAATGATTTAACACTTTCTGCTGTATGATCTTGCATCCCTTGAAAAATAATTACTCCTGTGCCAAGCGTACAAGATATTCTGGTCTTTTGTATTTCAAAGTAATGACCAACTTCTAATGCTTGTATTTTATCATGTAATAATTGTTTTGATGAAAATTCTAGCGATTTTTGAACTTCTCGAATACAGATAATTTTAGAATTTGGGTGACTTAACATTCTCTCTACTATTAATTCTGCAAAAAAATGTGATTTACCAGAAGCACGACCACCTTTCGCACCTCTATACCTTGGCTTTCCTAAATCACCAACTAATAAGGGATTTGCCCATCTAGGTGTTTGTATTTGAAGGGTCGACAATTACACGCTCAATTTTTGTTACAATTGCGCCACCATCCTTACCAGTAAGTTCAGCATCTAATCTGTCACGTTGACTTAAATACTGTTTACCAAGCCAAACTAGCATGGTTGCATTTCCATTTTCTGCTGCTTGCCATTGCATCCGTCTCAATGACATTTTGCCCTCATCGTTGTGCTTTTTATAGAGGTCTTCAAAATTTTCGTACCCACGTTCCCTTAATCTTCTGTTCAAAGTCGTATCTGACATACCGAGAACATTACAACATTCTGTCTGTGTGCATTGTATACGGATCATATTAAGAAGTTGCATAAAATCTTTATCATTCAAGGCTTTAGATGGTCCTTTCGGGCCTCGTTTTTTTTCTTCAGTATCAACATCTATACTGTTATTCATGCTTTCCACCATATCTTGTGTGTATGTATATTTAATACATAAATTCTGAATGGTCAAAGAGTTGTATTTTTTTGTAATTATTTGTAAATATTGTATTGACAATATATATGCCATTTGATAGTTTGTATATATAAACTAAAAGAGGTTCAAAATGACTTACAATACCCAAGAAAAATTCGAAACAAATACTTACTTTGACGGTGATGTTATCAGATGGATCAGCAACAACAGCGTTCCACCAAAAGATATTGTAGAGCAATTCTTTGAAAATGGTTTTATTACTGCAGAACAAAAAGAATATGCAGATAATACAAGAGACATCGAAACAGCTCAATTTATTGAAGAATACAAGAAGGCACAGGCAAACAGAACACCAGCACAGATCGAGGCAGAAAGGGCTGCAGTAAGAGAAGCTTTCTACAGTTGGGAAAATCCTGTTAATATTTTTACTGGGGAGACTTACTAATGTTTAATTTTGCTACTGATTACGAGAAACAGGTTTACGAAAACAGAACACACTTTGTGGCGGTACGGGGAAAGGGGGCAAACCGTATCCGTAAAGAATTCAAAACTTTTTTTGAGGTAGTTGATTTTGCCAGACCATACGATGATAAAAGAACAATGGTCTATGCGGTCAATGAACTTGGATCAGCGGCTCATATTACTAATCTTTGAGCCACCCAGCTTTGGTGATTCGCTTTTTTCAAGCTCGGTTACCACGACTCGTTTTCTTAGAAGGCTCGAACTAAAATCGTGCCTTCTTTTATTGTAGTAAATTTCCATATCTGAATTTTTACCAGTAAAATCTTTATCACGATACTCTTCGCCAATAATTCTTATCTGAATTGGATATAATTTTAAAATATCAAGCAAATCGTTTTCTTTTTGATAAGGTATTATTTCATCTACATAAGAAATTGCTTTTAACTGCGTGTATCTTTCTACAAGGGTTTGTATCGGCCTATTTTTTTCTTCACGCTCTTCGTTTGGATTTACATGCAACCCGACCAATAAAAAGTCACAAACATTTTTTGCTTCAGAAAGCATTGCAACATGACCTGCGTGAAGCAAATCGAAGGTAGATGCAGTAAATCCTACCTTCATCTTATCTTAACCATTTTCATGCCATAATCTTTAACTTGACCAGTCCAATCAATATCACCTCTGCGGATTAATTTTTGTTTTTTAAATCTATTATAATCAACATGATGATGCCATCTGCCATATTTCTTTACCAACCGAGAACAATCAGGATGAACCTTTACCTGCATTTTTGATTTTTCTAATGTACCAGTATCTGCATATCTTTGGCCTTCAAGTACATCTCCTTCTTTGTGATAAAATTCTTCTGTGTTACCTCCCCTCATTGTTTGTGTATTTGTTTTTTCTTGAAGAAATACGTTAAACTGTGTTGTACACCATCCAGCTTTAAGAATATCTAGAGAAAGAATTGTATCTTCGTTATATCTTCCCCTCCATCTATATCTCAGTTCGTTTCGTATAAGGTTGCAACTGTAAATTCTTGTATTAAGCACAAAAGGTGGTAATCGTGTTTTTCGTGGAGCAAACATCATATAATTTGGACCTGCCATGCCAATATTTGTATATCGCTGAACAAAATCTTCCATAACTTTAAAACAAGTTCCGTCGGTTACCTTTACTTGTAAATTTTTATTGAAACGATGAAAATGTTTGATGTTATCATCCATAACCCAATGCCATGCATATCCATCGCTTTTAGAATGTTCCCATGCAAAATTTCTGGCGGGTCCCGGTCCTGTACTTTTGCTTAGCCCTAAATCATCACAAAGCTCGTATTTTTCTTTGAATGATAAATCCAATTCAATAATTGTCGTAAGTAAATCCCAATGTTTAATTGCTTTGGCATATTCATCAATTTGATCGCTTTCTACGATTAAATAATGCGGTACTTTCATTGATGTAAGTGCTTTAGATGTCATCATATACTCTGCACGACCTTTGCTTGGAATATAAAGAGGAAACTCAGGTTTCACTTTCGTCTCCGTGAACTCTATAAGCATCTAAATCTGTTTTTGCAGGCTCTGGAAACCTTATAAATCTTGTTGCCTCTGTGAGAGGTAAACCAGTTTTCTCTGCAAAAATGTCAACATCTTCTTGGTTATCAAAATGAATTTTTATGGTTCTAAAATAATCCAGATTTTCGTTATCGTATTCTGGCATTTCTTGCCATTCATCAAATGCGTCTGTGTCGCCAAAATCTTTATCTAAAAATAAATCTGTAAGTTCGTCTAATTCAAAACCCATTTTTGAAATATCAAACTTATCAAACTCTAATTGTTTAATTTCTACCTTTAAAAGTTCTTCATCCCATTCTGCATTTAATGCTAATTTATTATCTGCAATTACATACGCACGTTTTTGTGCATCTGACCAATTTTTTGCAATCATAACAGGAATTTTTTCAAGCTCTAATTTTTGAGCAGCCAATAATCTACCATGACCTGCTATCAATGTATTTTCTTCGTCAATTAATATCGGGACTGTAAATCCCCACTCTTGAATACTAGCAGCTATTTGTGAAACCTGTTCTTCACTATGAGTTCTACTATTTCTTGCGTATGGTATAAGTTTTTTTATTTCTACTAATTTAGTAGCCGTAGCAGGCCAAGACTTCATTATGCTTTCCTTTTTGTAATTATTATAAATACATTTTTCATAAAAAAAACCCCCTAAAAAAGGGGGCATAAAGTTGAGGCAAACCAAGTGGTAATGACGCCAATCGCTGACCCTTGATTATTCCCCTATATTACTAGATTTCTTTCGTGATGCAAGAAAATTCATGTAAGGTTTCAAATCATCTTCTGTAATTAAATTTTGTTGTAATAATTTTTGCGCACCACCGCCAACTATCCACCATTCGCCAACACTTTCTAAATTTTTAATTCTTTTTGCATTGATTAAAGAAGGATCAAAGTCTTTTGGAGCTTCTTGAATAACTAAATCATCATCCATTTTATCACGATATTCTTTGACACCTTTTGTGAAAATATTTATTGTCGGCCATTTTCTTGATGATTGGTTTTTTCTTACATACTGTGCTACTTTTTCTAAAAGATACTTCATACCTGACTCATTTAATTTTGGTATTTCGCTATTAATATCTTCTACCATTAAAACCATTTCTTCTCTACAAGCATCTTCGTCCATATGTGGTGGTACCTCATAGCGTTTTAATGTTTGCATCAACCATGCAGAAATTTGTCTTTTTCGTTGCTCGTAATTCATTGTTTTTCAATTCCTAAGGTTTTTGATTTGAACAGATTTTTTAGAAAATCAGATGTTTTTTCTGGTTCTATATTTTCTATTTCATCATCCCATCTTTCTTGATTTAACCATGTTGCAAGATGTGGAATAAACTTTTTCGTTTTTCCATTGACAGCCTCAATATATTCAAAAACAGCATCGCGAAGTGCTAAATCATTTATTTTTGAACATGCTTTAACCCATGCTTTTTTAGCTGCACCCTTGCCAACTTTTCTTGGATACCTTTCCCAAACCTCATCAAAAAATAAAATAACCCTTATATTATCTGGTTCAATTACTTGGTTATTATTTACAAGGTTAAGGGTGTTAAAATCTTTTATAAGCCCTTGTTCATTTTTTTGACTAGGTATGTCAAAATTTTTGACTACCTCTTGTTCTTTTTCGTTATCAACAAGTAACAATTCGTATGTATTAGATGTATGCGAACCATTATCTCTAAATCTTTGTTTAATTTCTATTAAACCAGCTTCTTCTAAAATTTTTAATTGATTAATTATACTCTGCCTTGTCATTTCACAACATTCAGCCAAACGTTTATGGCTGGGAAAACATTCACCACTTTCGCCATTGTAATGATCGGCAAGCCAGTACAGAACAATTTTAGCAGAAGGTCTAATTCCCTTCTGTTTCATTGCCAGTGCAGTCATATAATGTGACATTGATTTCTCCTTTACAAAAATCAAAAATATTGATATGTGAAGGGCACACTTAAGCCCTTAAGTGACGCATAAGGTCATACAGTTTTGATAGTTTCTGTATGACCTTTTTTCTTTTAAATAATTATATTAATAAAGTCACCAAAAGTTTTTGTAAATATTTGGTTGACAAATAAATCCTTTAAAATTAGTATCTTACTATCATTTATTTAAAGAGGTTCAAAATGATTACAAAATACGTATCAGCATTAGACGTTAAATTAGAAATCTGTTCAGCAATACATGAACACAACCATAAGCTGCTTCAAGATTTAGAAGATGATAAAATTTCATACGATGAATACAAAAGATTGGCATATCCACCAAGATGTTTGCCAATGCTTGATGAGGCTATAGAAAAGGCATTTGATAGAAGTAAGTTTTCTGCTGCATTAACCCTTATAAAGGAAAAAGAAAATGCAGATTGATAGTGGACTTATTACAATGGTTTCTGAAGAATTAGCAGATTACGCTGATGATTTAGAAACATTCTGGGATACTCTTGATGGAGAAACAGATGTTCTTGATTTTGTTGGTACTGTTTTAGAAAAAGTAAACGAAACGGAATGTCAAATAGAAGCAATGAATTCTTTGATTGATCGGTACAATTTAAGACGTAATGGATTAAAACAACGTAAAGATGCATTAAAAGAAACACTTCATAAAATTCTTTTAATGACCAATCAGAAAAAAATACCACATGGAATAGCTACTGTATCGCTTAGAAAAGGAGGTGAAATACTGAATATAACTGACGAGAATAAAATTCCGTCACAACTTTGTAAGGTAAACATCATACCCGATAAAATAGAAATCAAAAAACAATTACAAGCAGGTGTACAGATTGATGGAGCCGAATTGGTATCTGGTAACACAACTATAAGTATAAGGATGAAGTAAATGAATGAAGTAAAAAATACAGACGCAATCACAGCATTTGTTGAAGCCCAAGCAAATATGGGAAAAGCAATTAAAAATCAAAAAAATGCCTTTTTAAATAACACGGACGCAGATTTATCTGCAATACAAGATGCCATTATACCTGCATTTGCATCAAAAGGATTAGCAATTATTCAAGAATGTGGTGCTGACGAACATGGAAAATTTGTCAAGACAAGTGCAGTACATACATCTGGTTACTTGTTTACAAGTACTGTTTATCTGGAATACAAAAAATCTGATATGCAGTCACTTGGTGGTGCAATTACATATGCAAGACGATATGGTTTGGCATCATTGACAGGAGTACCAGTACAAGATGATGATGGTAATAAGGCTGTCGGTGAAGATAGAATGCAAATTAAAAAAGATTTAAAAGAAAAATCAATTACACCAAAACAAGCAAGTGTCTTAGAACGTGCAATCAAATTAGAAAGAATGTTACCAACAATGGATGCAGATGCACTTTTAAAATTTGGTAAAGAAGCACAAAATATTATCGACAATATAAAAACATTTAATGAAGAAAGATCAGCAGAATTAGAAGTACAGTGGCAAAGTAGAGAAGCAGAACTGGAGATTAATTAATGCATATCCATATGTTTATTGGTAATCTTACAAAAGATTGTTCTGATGTAAGGCAAACCAACAGTGGTCACGATGTGGTTAATTTTTCTGTGGCTGTAAACGATAGAAGAAAAAAAACAACTGCGTATATTGATTGTAGTTTATGGGGACAACAAACGAGTATTGCGCAATATTTAAAGAAGGGAACAAAAGTTTTTATATCTGGTGATTTTGGCACCGATGAATATAATGGTAATACAAGAATAACTTGTAATGTTGAGCAGCTTGAATTGCTTGGTGGGCGGAATAGAACCTCTCTGGACACTGACCAATCAACTGATGTTGACGAAAACACGGAACTGGATGGCTTGGATGATGAAATCCCGTTCTAGACCAACTTTACAAGTTATAAAGCGTGATGGGGTCTTGCACCCTGTCACGCGATATGACGCAGAAATGCTAGAGGTTTATAAAAATAATCAATTGTTCAATATTCAAGCTGTAAGTGAGCGATCGCCTCAACACCATAAACTGTATTGGTCTATTTTAAATAACGTCGTAAAAGCAACACAAAGGTGGGCAACATCTGCACATTTGCACGACGATTTAAAAATGCTTTGTGGTTATTACAGAACAGTTGTTAATAAGGCAAATGGTGGTGTATATTACGTCCCAGACAGTATAGCATTTAGTAAAATGGATCAAAAAGAGTTTAACGATTTTTTTGAGCAAGCCATGGAAAAGCTTACAACCACCATTGGTTACGATCCTGTTTCGGAAATGTTATGACTAATTTGGCCAATAAACCTCCGATTGGTTTAAAAAAAAGTAAACCCAAAAAAAATCCAAAATATTTAAATAAAATACGATCAATGCCATGTTGTATTTGTCGTAAATTTAACGAACCGCAATTATCTGCAACAACAGCACATCATCCAATTCACGATAGATATAGTGCAAGAAAGCGATCTGATGATACAGCTATTCCACTTTGCGATGGGCATCATCAAGGTTTATGGGATCAATCAAAAGTTGCCATTCATAAACAACCACTCGAATGGGAAAGGTTGTACGGAAAAGATTATAAATACTCTGCAGCAAGTATAGATTGAGTATCTTTCCAGTTTCTTACGCAATGGTATTTATGACAAGCTAATGCAATGGTGTAATCATTACCATTTGGGAAAATACTATCGCCAAAAAAAATTGTTTGTCTTTCTGTATAGTATTTATTTTTTATAATTTGACTTTTATCTTTACCTTTAGGAAAAATATCTATTCCAGTTTCCCCTGCAACAACAGCATCTAAACCACCAAATTTAGTATTTACGTATGCAGCACAAGCAGCTCTTTCTTTGTATTCTCTGTCCCAAGTTTTATACATATCTCTATCTTCTAATGAAGCAGGTCTACCAACAATGCTAAAATTTAACATTCCCATTCTAAGTTCAATATGATTTCCCAATTTTATGGGGTATGCAGACGCATCACAAAGCGCAGCTAGGTGCGTAATTAATCTCTCGCTTGGTACCCAAGGCTTTGATGATAAAACCTCACCTAAAAAGCGTTCCTCGTTTCCAGAACACGGAAATACAGCTTCACATTCACTGAGTAATTCACCGCCTAACTGTTTTACGATTTGATCATAATTCGCACCACTAACAATAGATACAGAATGTGACTCACAAAACGAGAAAAAAAATTCATAAAAATCTTCATGTATTATTTGTTTACTTGGTGTTAATGTACCATCCATATCAAAAATAAATACAGGCTTATTCATGTTGCATCCCATTGTACTTTGACTTTTAAATGGGGTTCTTCGTTTATATCTGTATATTTTTTAAAAGCAGAAATATGCCAAACTTGTTTATCATCGTCATAAACAATAGAATTACAAGCATCTAATGCTGCCTTAACAATGTTATCAATATCAGGGCGAGGTGGCACAATATTACCTGCCTGACAGTGTAATACTTTCATTTTCGAGTAAGATTTTGGAATCGGAAAAACAGCACTGATTATGACACTGCATCTTTTTTTTGAGGCACCAAGGCGTTTCTTTTTCATTGCAACCCAAGCTGAATTTTTTATTCGTGCCTCGTAGTCTTTTGTTTCTTTAGGAGTATACGGAACACCAGTTCTTGTAAACCGTGGTCTCCCTTTTCCAACAGGAGTTCCAGAGACTATAAAATTTACTGTATGTAACATTCTTTCTTCTCAAAATTTAAATTTTCATGATCATCAACACCACATATCCACATATTTTCTGTCTGATCATCAAATACAACAATTATATTACTTCCGTGACCATTTTTTTCAGAAAATATTGGATGGTATTGTAAATTAACTTTTGTACACCTAAAAAGATTTTGTACATCAATCTTTAATTTTGTAAAAAGAGAGCTTGAAATACCTTCTCCGCGAAAAACGGTATACGACTGTAAATCAACATTGTTGTCAGCCAAAATTTTATCAATTTTTTTAATTATATTTTTAATAGACGCCAACCGAACATCTTTGTTTTTATGATTTTGTTTAATTTCAAAATGGTAATTTTCCATTGCAATTTTAATTGTTTCAAGTTGTGTTACTGCAAAATCTACAGCTACCTTTTTCATTGAATTATCCTTTTATATTTAATAAAAACATCTGGGGCGGTGGTTTTCTCTTTTCTGTATCGTAGTTAGCAGGTTTCCTATCATACAGTTTTTTCCACCGTCTCACGAATAATTTATTATATTTTTATACCTGCTGCTCTGCATTTAGCATAAAATTCAGTAAGGTCTTTTTTAGCTAAATAATAATTATTTGTTGCATTACGATCTGCATCGGTACGCCATCGCTCTCTTTCCCAATACAAAACCTGTTGCGTGAGATATTTTCTTTCTTGTATCAGTGCTTCGGATAATTTTTCTTTTGACATTGGCTTCCTATGTTTAAAAAATATGTTGTGATTATAAGCAAAAGTTCTCAGTGTAATTACGTTGATCTGCAAAATCTCTGCTATGGCTGGTGCCGAAAAACCTGCATCTGCATAACATTTTATTGTTTCAATTCTCATTTGTCTTTGAGCAAGTTTCAGTTCAGATTTTGCCTTATCTACTTTTTGACGTAAGGACATATTCATGTTCGATTATTCCCAGTTCTGCATTTCCAACTGTACACTGTTTGACCCATGTACGCTTTTTAATACGCCCATGAACATCTTTTAGAACGCGCCAGTGACCTCTTCTTGTATGCTGTCGTTTGGGTGTACCATGACCAGTAAAAAGCTGTTGATAGATATTTACGCCATGTTTTGGTAATTCAATTTCAATAACCTTTAATTCATTTCTGGGAACACGCTGACCCCATTTTATTTGTGGATATATTTTTTGTGGTGCGTGTACTTCTCTTACAAATCTTGGATAATTCAAAAGAGAAAAAACAGCAGCTAGAAATCTTAAATCTCCATCACATGCCATTGCTGTATGTGTTAGCTGTTGTTTAACCTTATCTTCTTTATCGAGCTCGGTATGATAATTTAATTTTGTTGCAGTAATATCAGTTTCACCAAATGCAATTTGTTGACCGAAGGTTTTCATTGCTGTTTTAGGAAATTCTTCTGCAAAATGATCAGAATATTTTTTTCCAAGAAGTCGATTAAATAAATCAGGACTTTCTGTATACGGTTTCCCTTTATGTTGACATCCAAGAGATGCCAAAGAGTCTTCATTTGAAAAAAACCAAGACCAAGAACTCATCATTGCATCTTGTGCAGATTTTTTGGTCATTGTCTTGTCGGTATAAAACTGTTCGCTCAGACAAACGGTATATTGAAAAATATTGGAACCACGATTTTCTATATGGTAGGCTGTTTTATTTGCTACATATGGACGTCTATCGTATTCTGTGGTTATTCCCAATGTTTCATTGTGTTTTTGTACCTCGTCAAATTTTACAAGTTCATTCCACTCTACCCAAAGATTATCAAAACATGGAATTGCTTTCGGTAGCAGTTGTAAAATATATTTTGGATAAGAGAATGAAAGTGCCACCGCCTTTCTTACAAAATCATCTGATAAGGTTATACGCTCACTTTCAATAATCTTTTTGCGCATAAGTTTGAAATCGTAATCAAGGCGTTTCTTTTCTTCAAGTTGTGCAAATGCAAAATCAAGAAAAAAAGCCTTCTTTGGATTTGCTAGTGCCGCAAGAAAAGTATTGTAAAGATAATTTTCTTGTTCTGGTCTTACGACCAAATTATCTGTACCATCGTGCGCTATACCTGCTGTTTGCCCCCATCCAAACGGTTTATCAAAATCAGCATCTTTATCGCGATAAAAATAATCATCAAATATTGATTGTTCGTCTTTTGAAAATTGTGATTTGACTTGTTGAACTATATCTTCTCGGTTGCCAATTTTAATTTCACTTTTGTTGCCCCTTAAATTAATTCCACTGAAATCATTTTTAAGAGATAGTAAATCTTTAGATGCCTGACTACTCAATTTCACTGGTGATTTTGTTTTTTTTGCCATTCTTTAAGCCCTTTTTGTTTTTTTACCTTTCCGAAATTTTTGCTGTTCGCCAATAAAATTGATATTATGAATTTTACAGAATTGATAAATCTGTTGACGGTGCATGCCGAGAATACGAGCAGCCTCTGACTGACTGTGACCTTTTTCTATTTGGTCAAATATCAAAGAAATCCGCTCTTCTTTTTGTTTTCGTACAAGGTCGTTCCATTTCATTTATTACTTTCCCCGCTAATAAATACTGTCTTTAAAATCTTCCTCGAAATCATTGTAACTTGCGTTCAAAAATTTCATTATTCTGTCTGGTATTTTAAAACCTCCCTTCTCGTCTCCGCGACTATCATTTAAATAAATGTCTGTTATATTTGTTTCTGATGATATGTCGTCAAAGATACCTTCTACAACAATATCAAATGCCTTACCTTTTACTTCTACCATCATGAAGTGATTATGATGAATATATGCCATGTGAACCTCTAAAAATTAGTGGGGGCTGTTGCCCCCGATTGATTATGCAGTCATATTTACTGATGCTACTTGATGTCCTGTTCCGCGTATCCACTGATAAGCATGCATTTTAACCAATACAGCGGCTTGCGCTCTGTTTGATGCGTCTACACCTACAAGACAGTTACCTTGATCCGTCCAGACCTCAACTTCATATTCATGTGCTTTTGACGAATCGGAAAGCCAGATTTGATTGCTGTGAATTTTGATTTCCATTGTGAACCTCTCTTTCTATATATACAGACTAATATATTTGCACATAGTTGTCAATATAATATTTACATTTATTTTAATTAATCTTTAACTTTCCATTTAATACAAGATTTTCCCCATTTGGTTTTACCTCTGTAACCACTGTCAATAACCTTACCGCTGTTCTGCAATTCACTTAGTCGAGGTTGCACACTTGCGTATGGGCAATTTAGAAAATCTGCTATCTCTTCTGTTGTTAATGCAACACCAGCTTTTTGTAACAATTCAAAAACACGATCTCGTATTGTTAATTTATGGTTAGGGCTGCTTTGCGCAGCCCCCTTACTTGTATCTGTCTTTTGATAACCGATGCCTGTATCTCTAAAATACCCACTGTTATAAATCATTTTATTATTATCCATTTTATTCATCTCCTTTGAAATTTTGTACTCCAGTACCTGTGTAATTTTCTTTTTTAACAAATCTTGTCTGCCAACCGAAAGGTATGTTTGCTTCTTCTGGCATCACAATTAAGTGATATTGATTAGCTGTATTGACCATTTTACTTTCTTTTGGAAAAATTTGTATTGCATCACATTCTGTGCCACAAAGTCTGTTTTTAATTGTTTGCATGTCTTGCCAATTATTAACAGGTCTTCTGTCTTTGCGTCGAATAGATAGCCAAGTACATTTACCTTTAAATTCTGGATTATGTACAAGTTCGTCTGCCGCTTCTCTGCGATAGACCATGATAATGTAAATATCATTTTTCCAAGTCTCTTGAAGGTATTCTTTCAGCAAATGAATTTTCATTTCTTGTAAAGTCCGATTTTCATAAGCTTCTGGCAAATCATTCTTCAATTCTTTGGCTTGTTGCTCTAACCTATCTTCAGTTGGAATGTGAGTGACAAGCGTTAGCTTGCCACCTTTTGGATTTACCTCTCTAGTTAACATCGTTCATTTTCCTCGCATGATCTAGAACCCTCATTCTTTCAGAGTAAGAAAGTTGAGAAATGGTATTCAAAACCTTGATTGCGTATTTACGAACTTCTTCTTTTGAAAAATTATATTGTTTTGGCTTTTTATTTGCCTCCTTAATAATTTCATTTAATTTTGGATTTTTGTCTTTTAATTTATCTAGCTGATCATCCGTAAAATCATCTAGGGTAAAATATGGTTTGTTTTTCATTTGAACCTCGTTATTAGTTTTGTCTAATTATTTAAGACAATTCTATACTATCACATACATTATAATATGTCAATATAATATTTACATTATTTTTGTAAATTAATTATTGACATCAACTTAGTTTATGATAGTTTCTACTTACAAATCAACATCAACGGAGGTTCATAAATGCTTGATTTTACTAATATAAATGAAATAGACTATAATTTTAAGGTAAACGAAGTTCCACTTACTGCACAAGGTTCTGATACACCGATTGAAGGTTGGAAGGTACTTGTTCGAGAAGATACTGGGATGCCACTTCATGTTCATCGCAACAGTTATAAAATGCTATCGCATGACGATGTTGTTAATTCTACATATGACAGCATCAAACAAACGAATATCTCACAAGATTTTGGCTTTGATGTTAAAACACTTGATGATGGTAGAAAATTACAAATAGAAGTACTGTTCAACGATTTGGTTGCAGAACCTGCTGTTGGTGATTATTGCAAATATCGTATCCGTGTTTGGAATTCTTATGACGGTTCATATGCATATCAAACTGTTGCAGATGCTTTTAGATTATGGTGCTTAAACGGCTGTACCACACCAGACTCTATTTCTAAGGTCTGGATGCGCCATACCTCACAGGTAAATGTAGAAGGTGCTGCAGACAAGATTTCAAACGGTCTTGAAATATTCCACGGACAAAAAGAATTGTGGCAAGGTTGGATGAAACAAAAAATCACTGTTAAAAAGGCAGAAAACTTTTTCAAAAAATACCTTATCAATCACCAAACAAAATCAAGCGAAGAAAAGTTTAATTCTAAACAGCTTGAAAAGTTGATGGGACAATTGAAAACAGAAACCAAAGACCTTGGTTCTAACAAATGGGCATTATATAATTGCATGACCCATTGGGCTACTCATACCACAGAACATAAATCTCCCGTCAGTGTGACCAGAGATAGAGAACAAAAAATTGCAAAGGCAATAAATACTAAGGCTTGGGCAGAAATTTAACTAGAGGGGGCAACAGCCCCCATTTTTTTTGAGGAAAAATAATGATCAAATATTATACATTTATGATTTTAAGTTTTATGATTGACGGAGAAACACTTGAGTATCCCCTGATGTTTCCAAGCTATGATGCTTGCAGCTATAACAAAGCAAAAATAAGAGATACCTTTGAACCGTTTGCAACGCACCAAAATGTTCATGTTTATTGTAAAGGTACAGATGTTGCTTCTAATGAACTGGTGAAACCAATGCCTCGTCCTGATACGCTTTATCAGTAAATTGTTCGGGCTTTAAACCTGCCATAGATACTAGCCTTGTTAATTCACGCCTTCCTAAATCTGTGAGTTCAAGGCTATTATCATAATCCGAAACAAAACCATTTTCAGTTAAATCACTTAAAATTGTGTCATATGGTCGACGACCACAAACAAAAGCAATCAAACCACCCAACCTAACTAATTGTCTTTGTGATAGCTTACCAGAGTATGCAATAGACGTTTTCATTTAAGCCAATCATAGATTTTGTAAGTTTCTTCTTTTCTGTGTTTAAGACCGTTGAAACCACCATTAATTCGTTTGGTTAATGCTTTGATTGTATCATCTGTAACTCCTTCGTCACAAATATCCCAAAGCTTATTTCTTTTAAAAAACCATATAGCACTTTCCATAGGGTATTCGCTTGAAACTAGATCAGGATCAATCATTACATTTGGTAAATTCATATCCGCACAGAATTGATCATAATTATTTTTACCAGTAACCTGTAAAAAGCCTCTACCACGCCACAAATAACCTTGGCCTTCGTTACCCATTCTACCGCCATAAACCTTATCAGCAAGCGCCTGAGGGTTTCTGGCACACTGTTCAGCATCACTTTCGGTTTTAAAATATTTTCCAAAGACAGCAAGTATAGATTTGGTAGAATAATTTAAATTTTCTTCTGTGTATTTAAACGTACCTGACTCATGTACAAGTTGCCCTAAAAAATGCGCTCCACGCTCTGCATTAAGAACATAGTGGTTACAAATCGCCTTTGCAGTATTAGGACCAAAAGAACCATCCGCATTTGTACCTATTTTTTCTTGTAATTTTTTAAGAGATTTTGACATATTTTTTCTTTCGATCTATGAGTTGTTGTAAATCTTTTTCTTTAGACCCACCGTCATATTTCCAAGCATAACCTTCATCAATAAGTTGTTCGTTTATAGAAAATACAGAAAATTTATTATTGTAGAACCAACCAAGCATTCTTCCAAATTTTCCATCTTTTTCGGTTTTTACAATTAAATCATCAGCAGCATTTAACAATTCCACAAGATATGCTTTTGCTTCAAGCCCCATATGTTTCTCTGCTAAATCTTTTGTTCTGCTTTCTGGTGTATCAATTCCCGCTAACCTAACACGTTCTTTTTTCGTTAAATCAAAACCAAGATCAATTGTTACATCAACGGTATCACCGTCAACAACTTTCAAAATTTCCTTAATAGAGTATGTATACATCAGTTTTCAACTTCTTTTGTGCCACACACGCGTTGATAGACCATATCATCTGTATATGACTCAGCCCATTTATTTTCAGTAAAGGTACAAAAATACCATAAACTATCCACATCTTCATCTATTAACTCAATTAAGTCCTGTTGCGCTGATACAGTTCCTTGCAAATGTTCCAAGTCATGCACAAGACCACTGATATACCAAACCAATGCAACCAACTGAACGACCATTGCAAATGCAAGACCAATATTAATTTTCATCATTTTCTCCCGAAAAATTTAGTTGCAGACCTTACACCAAAAGACGCTGCTACGATTACGCCTAAAGTATATTGATACCAATCGGGCATGGTTTCCAATGCTGCAAATCCGTTTGCTGTAATATCTCTGCCCCAATCCCCACAGAAACTTAGTACCAATGGAATACTGAACAAACCAACCAACCATTCGTCCTTGAGAGAGTTCTGCGAACCTTGTGCCATGATGCGTTCCCAATCAGCAACGCTTGTTTCTTTTGAAAGCATAATTTTCGCTTTTGCTTCCGCTTCAGTCAATTTTAACTTGGCATCAGCCGCTTGTTTTTGAGTTTTAGCATTGAGCCATCCACCTGCTAATTCTGCAATCGGACCTATAAATGCTTGTAACATTAATTTTCCTCCATACTTATGGTTGCTTTCTTGGTATCAGCTTTTGCGCTGTAAGCATTAAAGCCCATAAATGCAGCAACAACACCTGAAGCAGCAATTACATAAACTGATGCAATATCTGTTATGAGAGTTGCAGCTTTATCAAATCCAAGAACAGAAGCTAATAAAATGATAAAGGGATAAATTAACATCCCTGCTAATGCAAAGCCAGTAAAGCGTCTCTCAGCATTACGTTTTAAATCCCTGTCAACCATTTCCAATCTACGATCTTCCAGAGCAAGCGCATTCCATTCTTTGCGTTGAATAACGCCATCACCATTCTTATCTGCTTTATCAAATTCTGTCATGTCTTAGACCTTGCATAACCTATTGCAATTTTTTTATCTCGCGTAATTATAACTATTTTACCATTTTTGTCATATATTATATATTTTCCGCGCCATTCCTTGAGTATCACCGTTCTATTTTAATACATACAACCTTTGAATTTTGATTTGTAACAAGGACTTTTGCTTTACTTAAAGCAGTTTTGCAAGCTTCCTCACTTGAATGACTACCAACGTGATAATGGTCAAACGTACCACTGATTACTTGCAACCAAAGCAAAACCCACATTTACCATCTTCCTTGCCACTGACCCAAAATATAAAATCCAATAAATAGTACACCACCACCAACTACAAAAATAGCTGCACCAATGGCAAAATTTATTAGGTTATCTATTTGAGCTTGTTTTCTATATAATTCGTCTTTCCGTCTTTTACGCATTTGAGCCTCAATCTGTAAAACTTCATCCCATGCACTTTTCCCATAATGCCAAGTGATGTGTTCCTTTATCTCTGATCGCATTTGTTCCATTTTCTTTTTGTTTGCGAATATCTCAATTGCTGTTTCTTCATCTGAGCCTTTGAACGTTTTTTTCCAAAATGGAGGATTTTTTTCTCTTTCCTCAATATTTGTAAAATCAGAAAACGCCTTACCCCATTGAGAAAGCTGACCCGTCATATCTTGAAGGTCTTTCCCTGCACCAATCGCCCCTTTAAGGGCTTTGAATGCGCCAGTCGCTAGAGCTACACATGAAACAGGGTCCATAACAAACCTACTTTGAAAGCAAACTCTGAATGTCGCGCCTCATTTCTTTTTGATCGTTACGCAATTCATCAAGAAGTTTGTTTGTTATATCATTTTGATGTTTTAGTAATTTTATTTCAGATTTGTTGGTTAGAATATTATTCATTAACCACCAACAACCTGCGATAGAAGCTGTAGAAACAGCAATAACATAACCCATATATTGATCCATAATCTTCATCAATTGACATCATCCTTGACTCTTATTCGGATCGTCGTTGAATTTGGAAATGTTTCTATTCTTCCACTTGCGAAAGTAACTGTAAACTCACCTCTAAATATACCTGCATTTGCTGTATTAGCCGCCACCCATCCGTATCTAACTCTTCCAGTATCTTCTCCGATGATTGTACAAGCCCCATCAGAAACAACACTATTTCCATCTAAATCACCCATATTAAAAACAACTGATGCTCCTGTTAAATCAAGAGCTGTTCCTGTTGAGTCTTTTAAGGTTGCAACAAGGAAAGGACTTGTATCACCTTTTTTTATAGTAAATGACATTTTTCTCTCCTATCCACCGATAACATTAGTACCTGCTTGATCAAGCGATACTGAATTAACACTTGCATCCAACGCAACTTTATTTGGACCTGCTGTACCTGCAACTAGACTTGGTGATAAACCTATATCATAAATTAATGTTGGCAATGTAGGTGTTCCACTCACAACATTATTTGCATTTAATACAATATTTATAGTTGCAATAGGAGTGCCGATACTTGGACTTCCGCTTGCAACTGATGAAACAAGCAATTGTCCTTCTGGTAATGCAGGGAAAATATTTGTTGGTAATGCAGGTGTTCCAGAAACCACACTGACAGGAACAAGTGTTTCTGCCTCTGACATTGTTGCTGAACCTGCAACTGGACTTCCTGATACAGTGTTTGTTAGTGTAATTGAATGTACTTGAGTTATTGATGAAGAACCAACGATTGGCGTTCCTGATCCAACGCTATCAAGAACAAAAGTTTCATCCTCTGCCATATTGACGCTTGAAACAATCGGTGAACCTGTAGCAATTGATGTGGCAGTTAAAGAAACATTTTGATCAATGGCAGTCGTGGCAACACTTGGATTACCAGTTGCAATAGAATTAGCTGTTAATGGAACAACAATTGTAAGTGTAAGAGACCCAACAACTGGATTTGATGCGGCAACACTTGTAGCTGTTAAGCTGTGTTCTTGAGTAATTGAAGCGGCAGCAACGCTTGAACTAGAAGCTTCTACAGAATTTGCATTAATTGATTGCGCGGAAGTAATACTTGGGCTTCCAACTTGCGGCTCACCTGCATCTAAATCTGCCGTTGTAAGAGTTTCAAACTCAGCCATATTAGCGTTATTTGCTACTGGTGTTCCCGATAAGACATTTGAAGCTGCTATTACATGACTTCCAACAATGCTTACGGAACCTACGTCAAATGATCCAGAAGTTACACTAGATGCCGTAAGTGTTTCATCTTCTGTCATAGCAACAGATGCAGCAACAGGATTTCCTGATGCAACAGAAGTTGCAATAAATGTTGTTGAAAGTGTTAATGATAATGTTGAAACAGACGGCACACCTGACGTAATTGACGGTGTTGTGAATGTTTCATCCTCACCCATATTGATTGTAGGAGCACTGAGAGAGCCAGTAACAACACTTTGAGGTGTGAGATCATGTATTTGCGTTATCGCAGTAGACGCGGCTTGTGGTGGAGCACACGCAACATTTGAACAAAGTAGAGCGTGTTCTGAAACAATTGATGTAGAAGCAACAACAGATGCGCCAGTAAGAAGTGAACTTGCCGTAATAACTGAAATAACACTTGCTGTGCTTGATTGCACAACGGGCGTTCCAGAAACAACTGAAGTTGCTGTTAATGAATGGACTTGCGTAAGAACAATTGAACCAATTGAAGGTGTGCCAGAAACAATGCTCGTTACTGTTACTGTTACTTCATTGACAACACCATCATCTGCAATCGGTGCTGATGCAACTGGTGCAAATCCAAACATTTAATTATGACCTAGCTGCAACCCAATCAGAAACCATTGTTTTGACTTCTGCATTTGTCATGTCTGACATTTCACCATCATCACCTGATTTTTGAAAAGCATTTGCAGAATGTAAGGCAAGAACCTTTGTTTCTAATTCTGTGGCTGTCAATTCAGTTACAGTATCAGGAATATAATATTCTCTATCAGCTTCATCAGGTGACCAACCTACCATTGTATTTTCAGAAGCATCTGAAAAATAACCACCATCTTCTACCCACTCAGGAGTACGCATACCCCCTGCGGTCATGTGCATTTTATATTCTATAATCATTTTTTTGACTCCTTAGACTTTTCCAGTTGTAACATATAATCTGTATTAAGAAAATCTGCCTTACCAAAAATTCTTTCTGCGGTAATATCTGCATTTTTATAATACTTATCTGCCATTTGATCTAAGAAGCTTTCTAGATCATTACTATGCAAATTCTCAAGCTTTGCTATCCGGTCAGCCGTTACTTTGATATATCCAGAAACTTCGGTCAAAGCTAACTGCGGATGGACGCCATATTGTTGCATATATTCAATGGTTGCTGTAGAAGCTCTACCACCGTCCATTAAATTACGATACATTAATTCAAACCCTCTGCGTACATGATGTCGCTTTTCTTCTCTTTCAAAAGCAACTTCATCCCATTCATCTATTCCGTAGTTCTCTTTGATGTTATCATAACTATCAATTAATGTAGCAATATCTTTAATTGAGCCATTAATTTTATTTTCCATTTGAATAAGATTATGACGCTTCTGTCTTAGCTTTGCTTCACTTACTGCATCGTTTGAACCTTCTAGCTCTATAATCTCCATACGAACTTCTGCATGAGAAACTTGTGCTTCATTCAAGGCGTTTTCTCGCTTCTCTACTTCCGCAGTAATCTGACGTAACATTCTATATGGTGAGTGACCATTAAGCATTGTTAATGTCATCATATTCAATGTTGTTTGCGAATTGTTTCTATCAAATGCCCTCGTTGCTTTTGCAATTTCTGGCAATTTTTCAGCTACCTTTGCAGCCGCAACTTGATTGATATTTTTGCTTGCCTCTACTGGCAAAGAAAAAGTTATGGGTTTTGTAATTACGTTTGTCAAATTTTACTTCCTTTTATTAAGTACCCGAACACGCTGCCGAAGTACCATATGCTGCCGTATTATCCCCAAAATCTGTAGCGTTTGCTGTTGTTTGGACAGTAATATAATCCATTGTGTTCACATATGATGAGCCAGTACCGCTTGTAAAAACTCCATAAGTAGAATTTGACATACCACTTGTTTTTCTGGCTACTGTCAAATCGCCAAAATCCGTTGAATTGCCAGTAGTTTGGGTTGTGAAATAATCCATACCAGAAGAAACGCCAGCGTTCATCTGACCCCCACCAACAACACCTCTTGTAGCATCTGAAACACTTCCCATCTCATATCTACCTGTATCAAGATCGCCAAAATCCGTAGCATTACCTTCGGTTGCGTAAGTAATATATTCTGTTGTAACATCGGCACTTGAACCATAGCCACCTGCAATAACACCTCTAGTATCATCAGCAAAGGATGTTGTTCCGTACACATTATTGCTAAGAACTCCAAAACTGGTTGCATTACCTGTTGTTGCAGGAACAACTTTTTGAATAGCACTTATAGCACTGGTAATGTAACCACCTGCAAATATTCCAATTGTTCCATTGCAACTTGCGCCATCAGCAAATCTAGTTTGATATTGTAAGTCACCGAAATCAGTTGCGTTTCCAAGTGTGCCTATAGTTATATAATCTATTACATTTGAACGACCACCTGAGGTATCAACAGCGCCACCACCAAACAAACCTCTTGTGCCATTACTCAAAGCACCAAGAGTTTCTCTACCAACTGAAAGGTCTCCAAAATCTACTGCATTGCTTGGCGTTGCAATAGTTACATAATTTATAACGTTAGTGGATGTCTGACCAGACAATAATCCACCACCAGTAATTCCCC